GGGGTGGTAATGGTGGTTTTGCTACTGGTACTAAACAAATTGCTACTGCTGGAAACCTTGGAACAGGTGGTGGTGGTGGAGGTGGTGGTGGAGGAAACCCTGGTTCTGGTGCTGGTGGAGCAGGTGGATCTGGTACAGTTATATTAAAGTTCACTAAAGAATAATTTAATAATTTTCTTCTTATAAATAGTAGGCATACAATGGAGAACATATGGCTACTATTTTTAACTTGTTCCTAGATCAAGGTACAACCTTTAAAGCAAACATCACTGTAAAGAATCCTATCGGAGAGATTAGAGACATCTCTGGTCATACTGTAGAATCAAAATTCAAAAGATCTTTTAAGTCAGCTAATGGGTTTGCATTTGTTGCTCAAATACCAAATGGAACAGATGGTAATGTTTTCTTGACTATGAATTCTAATACAACAACCAATGTCACAGCTGCTAGATATCTTTATGATGTTGAAATGAAAAGCAACACTACAGGAGAAATAGAAAGAGTTGCAGAAGGAATAGTAGTAGTTTCACCGGAGATCACTAAATGAGTACAAGTAGACCTGCTTCAAGAGATGAACTTATAGCATATGCTAAAAGACAACTTGGTGAACCTGTTATTGAAGTAAACTTAGATCCAGACCAAGAAGAAGATGCTTTAGAGTTAAGTTTGCAATTTTATCAAGAGTATCATTTTGATGGTGTAGAAAGAATTTATTTAAAGCACGAAGTTACTTCTAATAATATATCAGACAAATATGTTACATTAAATGATGCAATTATTGGTGTAGAAAGAGTCTTGCCGTTTGATTCAAGATCTAGAGGAATAGATTTATTTGATGCAAGATATCAAATACTTCTTAATGATATCTATTCATTACAATCTACAGATATAATTTATTTTTATCAAGTACAAAAACAGTTGTCACTACTCAATCAATTATTAGTTGGACAAAAACCTATAAGATTCAATAGACATCAAAATAGACTACACATTGATATGGACTGGCAAAGAGATACATCTGCAGGTGAATTCTTAATAGTTGAAGCATATAGAATTTTAGATCCTAATACATTTACAGATGTATATAATGATTTGTACTTAAAAAAATATGTAACAGCTCAAATGAAAAAACAATGGGGAAACAATCTTAAAAAATTCCAAGGAGTTCAACTTCCAGGAGGAGTAACATTGAATGGACAACAAATTTATGATGAAGCAATACAAGAATTAGAAAAACTGGAAGCTGATGCAGATTCCAGATATCAATTGCCTGTTGACTTCTTTCAAGCATAATGGCTATAAATCACTACTTCCAACAAGGTTTAAATATTGGAAGAAGCTCAGAACAGCTTCTCCACGAAGATCTTATTATTGAATGTTTGCAAATATATGGTTTTGAGGTATTTTATTTACCTAGAACTACTGTAAATCAAGATAACATCTTAACAGAAGACCCATTAAGTAAATTTACTCAAGCATATCCTTTAGAAATGTATCTATCAGATGTAGATGGATTTCAAGGTGAAGGAGATCTTTTAACTAAGTTTGGTGTAGAGATTAGAGATACAGCTAACTTTATTGTATCAAGAAGAAGATGGGAACAATCAGTACAAAGAGAAGGATCAGTACAATTATCAGCAAGACCTGCAGAAGGTGATTTACTTTATTTTCCATTAACTAAATCTTATTTTGAAATAAGAAGAGTTGAAGGTACAGATCCATTCTTCCAAATTGGTAAACTTTATGTGTTCCAATTACAATGTGAACTCTTCCAGTACTCTGGTGAAGATGTTGATACAGGAATACTAGATGTAGATGATATTGAAAGAGTTGATAGTCTTGATATACAAAATTTTCAAATACTTAATGAGAGTGGAGATAAATTGTTCTATGAGTATACTTCTAACTCAAGTATAATATTAGAATCATTTAATATATCTGATATAGATGAACTTGCACAGAATAGATCTTTTGAAACAGAAGGTGTTGGAATATTAGATTTTTCTGAACGAAACCCATTTGGTGATTACTAATGTTAGAAAAATTTTATCACTCCACTATAAGAAAAGCTATTGTATCGTTTGGTAATCTATTTAACAATATGTATGTTGATAGAAAGAATGCAGATGGTGAGGCTATACAAACATTAAAGATACCTTTATCATATGCACCTAAATCAAAGTTTTTAGCTAGAATAACTGCAATAACTGATGCTGATGTTAAAAAAGATGTACAAGTTATTCTTCCAAGAATGGCTTTTGAAATGTTATCTATTAATTATGATCCTAATAGAAGAGTTAGTTATGTACAACAAAGCAGACAAATTTCTTCAAGGACAGAAGCTCAAACACAATATGCTCCATCACCTTATAATATAAATGTAGCTTTGTATATCTATGCAAAGAATCAAGATGATGGATTACAAATACTTGAACAGATACTTCCTTACTTTAATCCTGACTTTAATTTAAGTATAACTGCTATACCAGAATTAAACATACAAAACGATTTGCCTATTGTGTTAGATGATATAAGTTATGATGATCAGTATGAAGGAGACTTTACCCAAAGAAGAGCTATAATATGGACTCTTAGTTTTACTGTTAAACTTAACTTCTATGGACCAATAACTAAGCAAGGACTTATTCAGTTTGCTAAAGTCAATTACTTTAGTGACGAAGCATTACAAAATAGATTACAGAATTATACTGTATCAGCTAATACTAATCAAGTTGCTGGTAATGTTACTTCATTTATAGAAAATTTTGAGGACTTTTAATTATGGACGATTTTGAAAGATTATCAAAAATATTTGATATGAAACCTTTTGATGCAAAAAGAGAGATACCTAAAGCAGCTCCTTTAGCTAAGATTGAAGAAACTAGTGATGATAAAAAAGAAAGTGATTTTGACTTAACTAGAAATACAATAAGAGATCTTATTAATACAAATAATGATGCAATAAAAGAGATGATATCAATTGCAAAGTCTTCAGAAAAAGGTAGAGACTTTGAAGTTGCTGGACAATTGATGAAAACACAAAGTGAAACTGCCAAAGACTTATTGGATATTCATAAACAATTAAAGGACATTGAAGATGATAAGACTAATATTAAAACTCAAAATAATATCTTATTTACTGGATCGACTTCAGATCTTATCAAACAAATTGAAGAAAAAAGAAAAGAAGTAATAGATGTCAAATCTAAAGAATAATTCTTATAATGGTAACAGTAATCTAAAACAGATTGGCTGGGAACATCAATACACAAAAGATCAAGTTGAAGAAATTATAAGATGTGGTTCAGATCCAATTTATTTTATTGAGACATATTGTCAAATAGTTTCTTTAGATTCAGGATTAGTACCATTTAAACTATACGATTGTCAAAAAGAAAAAGTAGATACTATTATGAATAACAGAAAAGTTATCATAATGGAAGGTCGTCAGCAAGGTAAAACAATTACTTCTGCAGCTTGTATATTACATTACACTTTATTCCAAACTAATAAGACTGTTGCTATTCTAGCAAACAAATCTGCATCAGCTAGAGAAGTACTTTACAGATATCAAATAATGTATGAAAATTTACCTTTGTGGATGCAGCAAGGAGTAAAGACTTGGAATAAAGGTGATGTAGAGTTAGAAAATGGAAGTAAGATATTTACATCAGCTACTTCTATATCAGGTATTCGAGGTAAATCTGTAAACTGGTTATACATAGATGAAGCAGCTATTGTACCAAATAATGTTGCAGAAGAATTCTTTACTTCTACATATCCTACAATTATGGCTGGTGAAACAACAAAAGTCTTAATGACATCTACACCTTTAGGATACAATCATTTTTGGAAGTATTGGAATGATGCACAAGAAGATAGAAATGGATTTAAAAGTTTACAAATACCTTATTGGAAAATACCAGGAAGAGATGAAGACTGGGCGGAAGAACAAAAGAAAGTACTTGGTGAATTAAAATTTAATCAAGAGGTACTTTGTACATTCTTAGGATCAAGTAATACATTAATTAGTGCAGATAAGATTGCTAAATTATCTTCAACTTCATTTATACATAGCAAAGAAAATTTAGATGTATTAGAAGAGCCTGTAAAAGATCATTTTTATTTTATAGCTGTAGATACTTCAAGAGGTGTAGGAGGAGACTATTCTGCATTTACAGTTATTGATACAACATCTTATCCATTTAAATTAGTAGCTAAGTTTAAAGATAATAAAATATCTCCTTTACTATATCCTAATATAATTACTAAGGTTGCTAAAGATTATAATTATGCCCAAATCTTAGTAGAGATAAATGATATTGGTCAGCAAGTAGCTGACATAATACATAACGAACTTGAATATGAAAACTTAATGTGGGTTGGTCATGATTCTAGATATGGTCAATTTTTATCAAGTAGTGGAAGAAACGCAAAACTTGGAGTAACAACAAGCAAACAAATTAAACGTATTGGTTGTTCAACTCTAAAAACATTAATCGAAGATGATAAATTATTAATATTTGATGTCGATATAATATCAGAATTTTCAACGTTTGTAGAACAAAGAGGATCTTTTCAAGCTGATGAAGGATATCATGATGATTTAATTATGACATTAGTTTTATTTTCATGGGCATCTAATGACCCATTATTTAAAGATTTAATGAATGCTAATAATAGACAAGCATTATATGAACAAAAAATGGTACAAATTGAAGAAGAATTAACACCTTTTGGGTTTATTGATGATAAACAAGAACCAGAGTTTGAAGTAAGAGATGGAGATTTTTGGTTGAAGGATGAATACCAAAATGATTTACAAGAATACTTAAAAGAAAAGATATTATAAATAAAAGAAGACAAAAATACTTTGTTATGATTGCATAACATTATACGAAGGAGAATTAATATGGCTTTCCAACTCTCACCAGGAGTTTTGGTAACAGAAAAAGATTTAACTCTTATCGTACCTGCTATTTCTACGACGGCAGGTGGTTTTGTGGGAGCATTTCAATGGGGTCCGGTAGATGAAGTCACTTTAATTGACTCAGAAGCTAATCTTGTTGAAACATTCCAGACACCTAACGATACAACTTTCAAATCATTTTTTACCGCTGCCAACTTTTTATCTTATGGAAATAATTTACAAGTTATCAGAGTAGTAAGAGAAGATGTAGCATTAAACTCAGCAGCCAATACAACAATTGGACATAGTGCTGTAGGTAATCCAGTAATGGCTTTAATTAAAAATGAAGATGACTATGATGCTGTTTATAGTGCAGGTAGCTCAACTGTAATGTGGTCAGCAAAATATCCAGGAGTACTTGGTAACTCATTAAGAGTCTCAATGTGTGATGCAAACACATTTGCTACTTGGGAATTTACAAATCAATTTGATGTTTCACCTAACACTTCTACATATGCTAATGTCAGAGGAGGTAGTAGAGACGAACTTCATGTTTGTGTAGTAGACGAAGATGGAGCTTGGACAGGTGTCAAAGGAGAAATATTAGAGAAGTTTCAATTGGTTTCAAAAGCATCAGACGCTAAAAAAGCTGATGGTTCATCAAACTATTATGTAGATGTAATTAATAATACATCAGAATATATTTGGTGGAGAGGTCATTTAAGTCAATCTAATGTAACTACAGAAGGTTCAGCTTGGGGTACAACTGCATCTGGAACACAATTTAAGTTGACAAATGGAGGAGCTGCTAATGGAAATGCTACAGTTTCCTTAATAGGTGGTGTATCTTCAGATAGTCCAACAGATGGAAACTTAACAACAGCGCTTAATACATTCTTGAATGACGACTTATTTGATATATCACTTCTTCCATTAGGAGAAGTATCAAGTACAGTTGCTATTCATGCTATTAATCAAATAGCTGAAGTACGAAAAGATTGTGTTGTTTTTGTATCTCCAGAACAAGCAGACGTAGTAAACAATGCAGGAGATGAGCCTACAGATGTTGCAGCGTTTAGAAATACTTTACCATCTTCATCTTATGCTGTAATGGATTCAGGATATAAGTATCAGTTTGATAGATTCAATGATACATTTAGATATGTACCATTGAATGGTGATACAGCAGGACTTTGTGTAAGAACAGACTTTGTTGCAGATCCATTCTTCTCTCCAGCAGGATTCAATAGAGGACAAGTTAAGAATGTAATAAAACTTCCTTTCTCACCAAGAGCAACTCAAAGAGATGTTCTTTATAAGAACGGAGTTAATCCAGTAGTTACTTTCCCAGGTCAAGGAACAGTCCTATTTGGTGATAAAACTTTACTTGCTAAACCTTCAGCTTTTGATAGAATAAACGTCAGAAGATTGTTTATTGTATTAGAGAAGTCAATAGCTACAGCTGCTAAGTTCCAGTTATTCGAATTCAATGATGCATTTACAAGATCACAGTTTAGGAATCTAGTAGAACCATTCCTAAGAGATATTCAAGGCAGAAGAGGTATAACGGACTTTAAGGTAGTTTGTGATGAAACAAACAATACTGGCGAAGTTATTGATAGAAATGAATTTATTGCCGATATCTTTATTAAGCCTGCAAGAGCAATTAACTTTATACAACTAAACTTCGTTGCAACGAGAACAGGTATCTCGTTCGAAGAAGTCGGCGGCTAAGGAGATAAAACATGTCATCAGTATTTAATGTAGAAAGATTTAAGTCTGCCCTTACCAACGGAGGGCTTAGGCCTAATCAGTTTGCTGTACAGCTTTCATTTCCAACTTATGTTGGGGATGCAGCTACAGCTGTTCAAAAATCTCCATTCTTAGTAAACATAGCAGAACTTCCTGGACAAATTATTAATCCAGCAATTGTATTATATCGAGGAAGAGAAGTTAAGTTTGCTGGTGATAGAGTATATGCTCCATGGACAATAACAGTTCTTAATGATTCTCAAATGTCAGTAAGAAATGCTATGGAACAATGGATGAATGGTATGGAAGATTTACAAACTAAAATAGGTAGATTAAATCCAGCAGAGTATCAAAGAAACGTAGATATATTCCAGTTAGATAGAAACGGTAATGTATTAAAGAGTTATACACTTTTAGATGCATTCCCTGTTGACATTTCTCCAGTAGCATTGGACTTTGGAGCTAACGATCAAATTTCTACTTTCACAGTTACTTGGCAATATCAGTCATTTGCAACATCAGGTGGAGGATCAAATTTGGGTAGTATACTTGGTGCTGTTTTTAACTAAAGGTAAAATTTTGTAATGGCTATAAACTTATTTGGTTTCACTATCGAACGTCAAAGGAAACCGGATCTAACTAATCAAAATATAGTTGCTCCGGTTCCTGATGACGGTGCGATCACTCAAACATCAGCAGGTTACTATGGAACCTATGTTGATATTGATGCATCTACTCGTTCTGAGGCAGAGTTAATTTCAAGGTATAGAGAAATAGCAGCTTATCCAGATTGTGATAATGCTATTGAAGAAATTATATCTGAAGGAATTGCAGCTGTAGATAATGAACCAGTTGTGTCTTTAAATTTAGAAAAGTTAAAATTTTCAGCTTCTTTAAAGAATACAATACAAGATGAGTTTCATGAAATACTTAAACTATTGGATTTCAAAGATAAAGCACATGATATTTTTAGAAGATGGTATATAGATGGTAGAGTATATTATCAAAAAATGATTGATGCAGAAAATACAACAAGTGGTATTCAAGAACTAAGATATATTGATCCTAGAAAAATTAAAAAAGTAAGACAAGTAAAAAAAGAGAAACAACCAAATGGTTTAGAGTTAATAAAAAAAGTAGAAGAATATTATATTTACAATGAACATGGTATAAGTTATTCTCCAGGAATACCTCCTGTTACAGGAGCAGCTGGAGCTGGTATAAAGATAGCACCTGATACTATTGCTTTTTGTCCATCAGGAATTATGGATTTAAATAGAAACTTAGTTGTTGGATACTTACATAAAGCAATCAAGCCAGTCAATCAATTGAAGATGATGGCCGATTCGTTAGTTATATACAGGATTGCTAGAGCACCAGAAAGAAGAATATTTTATATTGATGTTGGTAATTTACCAAAATTAAAAGCAGAGCAGTATATGAGAGATATCATGGCTAGATATCGAAATAAAATAGTTTATGATTCTGCTACAGGTGATGTTAAAGATGATCGTAAGTTTATGACAATGCTTGAAGATTTTTGGTTACCAAGAAGAGAAGGTGGAAGAGGTACAGAAATAACAACACTTCCAGGGGGTGTTAATCTTGGAGAGATATCAGATATTGAATACTTCCAAACAAAAGTATATCAATCACTTAATATACCTACTTCAAGATTTCAACAACAATCTGGATTTAACTTTGGTAGATCAGCAGAGATTACTCATGAAGAAATAAAGTTTGCAAAATTTATTAATAGATTGAGAAAAAAGTTTAATCATTTATTTAATGATTTATTAAGAACACAATTAATTCTTAAAAATATAGTTACAGATTCTGATTTTGATGAGATGAAAGAAAACATAGATTATGTATATGCTCAAGATCAATATTTTCAAGAAATAAAAGATGCTGAAAATATGAGAAACAGATTAGATTTGTTAACTCAAGCGCAACCTTATATAGGAAAATATTATAGTGATGATTATGTTAGAAAGAATATTTTAAAATTAACGGATGATGAAGTTGCTGAAATTAATTCTGAAATGGAACAAAATGTTCCAGATCAATCAGAAGTAGATCCTCAAGCAGTGCAACAAGCTGCAGAAGATGGGCAACAACAGAGCTAAATAGTATAAATAATAAAAACATTTTAAGTCAAGGAAAAGGTCATGGAACACAAAAAGAAGAAAAAACATGATTGTGCATCAAAGGTTAAGAGCGAAGAGCATGGTATAGGTTATTGTATACCAGAACAACATACAATGTTGGAAGATGGTACAGTCACTCATTATGATGTAGAGTTTGATGAGTATGTAGTCGAAAATGTTCCAGTTTCCGAATTAGAAATACTTGAAGAGTCAATGCATGAGCATTATGATAATGATGAAAAGAATGCACAGATTGATGAATTTTATTCTGAGCATATGTGTGCTAAGCATGTACTTCATCCTGAATTTGGAGAAGGATATGTTCTTGAAGGACAACATGATACTCCAGATGCAGATGGAAACATTGCTTGGTATAATGTTGAGTTCGATCATGGTATTGAAACTATACAGACCGAAGATGTACAGATTATGCATGAAGCACATCATGGTCATATGATGAAGAAAAAGAAAAAAGAAGTTACTGAAAACTTCGTAGAAAACTTTGTTGATAATATCATTAACGACAAAAGTACTGCAGCCAAAGAATCATTTATGAGTGCTATCAGTCAAAAGATTAATAACTCACTTGCTGATAAAAAAGTAGAAATGGCAAAAAGTACATTTGCTACTGAAGGCGCTTTCAAATCAATGGTTACTGATAAAATGACTTCAGGCAAAGGAATGAGTTATGATAAAGCTGTGAAAGCAGCTGAAAAAGATGCAAAACAAGGAAAGAATCTTCCTACAACTAAATTAAAAAAATAAAATGTCTGAGCATAAAATGACAAAAAAAGATGAAGAAGAAAGAGAAGATATAGTCAAAGGTATGAAGAAAAACTTTTCTGGCTTTAGAAAAAGATATGGCAAAAAGGCCAAGGATGTCATGTATGCAACAGCCACAAAGATGGCTATGAAAGAAGACACAATTAGTTATGTCAATCAAAAATTATTTCACGATATATTTGGTGAAGGAATAGTCTTAAATGATTTTTCTCAATTGAATGAACAAGGTAAAATAGATTGGTATTCAGTTAAGTTTAATCATGGAGTAGAAACTGCTTTTACAGAAGATATAGTTGAGATGATTGATAGATTAAAACAAGTTAACGATAATTCAGTAGAAGAAGAACTATCTGGCAACCAACATAAAATTGATGCTAACAAAAACAACAAAATAGATGCTCACGACTTTAAGTTGTTGAGGAAATTAAAGAAAGCTAGAGGATAACAGATGGCTGCTGCGAACGATAGAGGTACAAAATTTCTTAATCTTGGTGATGCTAATATTCTTATGTGTCAAAAAAGAAATGTTGTAGTACATTGCGTACATAATAGAGTTGATGCATCTGGAAATATTTGTGCTAATGTCGCTGGTTCAAGTAATGTATTGTTTAAAGCATCAAATGGCCATTCATTACAAACATTTAACAAAGCAGGTAGTTCTGGAGATGCATTAACTATTACAAGTGTTACTTATTCCTTAACTGGCATTGCAACTATTAGTAGAGAATTTGATGGTAAAAAAGGTGATCATGCTAATTTGTTAGTACTTGGTACAGGACAAGGTAGTTTTGATTATGCTGGTTACGGTATTGAATGTGGTAATGCAAATGTTAAAGTTAAATTTACAGGAACATCTGAAGGTTTTGTTACAATAGGACTTAGCAAAGGATCCTCATTTGAAGATCCAGATTTACAACAATTACAAGCAAGAGATAGGATACCATTCTAATGAAACTTATCACAGAAGTTAATCAAGATATTAGTTATGTTAAAGAAAATGTAGATGGTAAAAAAAATTATTACATTGAAGGTAAATTCATGGGCTATGATGAGCCTAACAAAAACGGAAGAATTTATCCTAAAGCAGTTATGGAAAAAGAAGTTGGAAGATATCAAGATCTAATCAATGAAAAAAGATCATTAGGTGAACTTGGTCATCCTCCTACTCCAACAGTTAATTTAAACCAAGTTTCCCATTTAATTAATGAACTTAAAATTAATCATGATGGAGCTGTTTACGGTAAAGCTAAAATTCTTGGAACACCTATGGGAAAAATAGCTGAGGGCCTTTTAGATGAAGGTGTAAGACTTGGTGTTTCTTCGAGAGGTGTAGGATCTTTAAAAGAAAAGAATGGAATTAATGAAGTACAAGATGACTTTCAACTTTCAACAGTTGACATAGTTTCTGATCCTTCTGCACCAAATGCTTTTGTAAATGGCATTATGGAAAATTCAGATTGGGTGTGCAACAATGGTGTATGGACACAATTCCAAATAGAAAAAGCACAACAGTATATTAAAAAAACATCTAAAAAACAGCTTGATGAAGCTAAATTAGAGGTTTTTAAGAAGTTTTTAAATATTATCAAGTAATTATTTTTTATAAATAAATCTAAGTAACAAAAGAAATTAGGAGACAAGAATGTCAGTCGAGTCAAAAGTTAAAGAACTGCTAGAAAAAAAGTCTGTTAAAAAAGGCAAAAAATCAAAGCAGTTAAATGAAGCTGATCAACAGGATTTAGCAGCTAGTAGTGTAGCTCAAACTGGCATGGCAGCTTCACAAAGTATGAAAAAAGATACATCAAAAGCAGGTGTAGCGTCCAATGCGGGCGATACAGCTATTCAACCAAACTTAGGAGCATCTCCAAAGCCAACAGTTCAAGATTATAAAGAAGATACTAAAAATCTTGGTGCTGCTGTTTCATCTGGTCAGAGTGATCAAAAAGCTTCAATATCTATGAAAGGTGATGCCAAATCAATGAAAGTTCCAGCTATGGAAGAAAACGAGCAAGAAGAAGAGTTAGCTGAAGTTGATATCAGCAATGAATTAAATTCTATATTCGGTGATGACCTTTCTGAAGAGTTTAGAAACAAAGCAACTTCTATTTTTGAAGCAGCAGTTATTGCAAGATGCAATAGTGAAATATCTGCTTTAACAGAAAAATTAGAAGAGCAGAATGCAGAACAGTTAGTTGAATACAAAGAAACATTAGTTGAAAAAGTTGATAGCTATTTGAACTATGTTGTTAAAGAATGGCTAGAAGAAAACCAACTAGCTGTCGAAAATGGATTAAAGACTGAGATAGCTGAAGAGTTTATGTCAGGCTTACAAAAATTATTTAAAGAGAACTATATTGAAGTTCCAGAAGACAAGTATGACGTTGTTAATGATCTTACAGATAAAGTTGATGCATTAACCACTGAATTGGATGAATCCATTCAGGATAACATTACTCTTTCGAGTGAATTAGTTTCACATAAGATAGATGCTGTTTTAGAAGATCAATCTAAAGACTTAGCTTCTACAGAGAAAGAAAAATTATACAAGTTAGTTGAAGGTGTAGAGTATGAAAATGATGAGTCTTTTGCTGAAAAAGTTTCTGTAATTAGAGAAAACTATTTTAACAAAGCTAAATCAAAGTCACCTGAAGACGCTCTAGTTGAAGAAAGTCAAACAGCTCAACCAGAATTAGATCCAAGCGATACAATGTCTAAATATATGAACGCAATATCCAGACAAACGAAATTTAAGAAGTAATTCACAACCAAGGAGTTAGAAATGTACCTTTCAGAAAGTGCAATGAAGAAATGGGATCCTATTTTAGAACACCCAGATCTTCCCAAAATAGATCAAAGCTACAGAAAGCAAGTTACAGCTGTACTTCTTGAGAACCAAGAGAAGGCTCTACAAGAAGAAAAGCAAATGCTTAGTGAAGTAGCACCAGCTAACAACTCATTTGCATCTGCAGGTGTTGATAGATATGATCCAATATTAATTGGTTTAGTCCGAAGGGCTATGCCTAACCTTATTGCATATGATATCGCAGGTGTACAACCAATGACAGGACCTACTGGTCTTATCTTTGCAATGAGATCATTATATGGTAATAACCGTACAGATGGTGGATACACAGAAGCATTGTTTAATGAAGCTAATACAAACTTTGCTGCTGGTGCTCATTCAGCATTAGGTAATGCAATGACTGATGCAAACGGTGAAACATTTGCAACAGGAAATAATCCAGCTGATGCAGGTTATGCTCAAGGTAACGCAATGACAACAGCTTTTGCTGAAGCATTGGGTGATGAAGCCAACAATGCATTTGGTCAAATGTCATTCAGTATTGACAAGACAACTGTAACAGCAAGAACAAGAGCTCTAAAAGCTGAGTACACTTTAGAACTTGCACAAGACTTGAAAGCAGTACATGGTCTTGATGCTGAAACAGAGCTTTCAAATATTCTTTCTCAAGAGATTATGTTTGAAATTAACCGTGAAGTAGTTCGTAAGATCTACATTGTGGCTAAAGCTGGTTCTTCAGATACAGCGGTTCCAGGAACATTTAACTTAGACGTCGACTCAAACGGTCGTTGGTCAGTTGAAAGATTCAAAGGACTTTTATACAACATTGAAAGAGATGCAAACCACATTGGTCAAGATACTCGTAGAGGAAAAGGTAACTTTGTACTCTGCTCATCTGATGTAGCTTCAGCTCTATCAATGGCAGGTGTACTTGATTACGCTCCTGCACTACAATCTAATCTAAATGTTGATGACACTGGTAATACATTTGCTGGTACAATTAACGGTAGATTAAGAGTGTATATTGATCCTTATTCAGCTAACTTAGGAGCTGCTAACCAGTTCTATACAGTGGAACATCACCTTATGATGCTGGAATATTCTATTGCCCATATGTACCACTACAAATGGTCCGTGCAGTAGATCCAGATAGCTTCCAACCAAAAATTGGATTTAAGACACGTTATGGAATGATTGCTAATCCATATGTTCTTTCATCTGCAGGTGGAGCTTCTGATGCTGATGCATTTACAGCACAACGTAACCAATACTACAGATTCAGTAAAGTTGTTAACTTAATGTAAGAATCTTAGTTTTTGATTGAAAAGGCTCCTTTTTTAGGAGCCTTTTTTTTGTTATAAATATACACATGGCATATACAGTTGACTCATCAAACATAATTAGTAGTGTAAATACTACTAATCGAGGACAAGTATTTAACTTTCTTCGTCCAAACGCATTTAAATTTGTAATCAAAGATCTTCCTCACGTGGCATATACTTGTCAGTCTGCTAATCTTCCTTCATTAAATTTAGGTTTTGCAGTACAACCAACACCGTTCTTAGATGTTCCAAGGATTGGTGATAAGTTAAACTATGCTGAATTTACGATACGTTTTCTTATTTCAGAAGATATGGTAAATTATACAGAATTATTGGAATGGCTTGTTGCCCTTGGGTTTCCAGACAGCTATAATCAATATAAAGGATTCGTTGGTGAAAGATTAAATAGATTTCCATTTATGTCTACAGCTCAAGGTACAACAGAACCAGCTGCTTATTCAGATGGAACATTAACTATTTTAGATTCAGCAAACAATCCAAAGACTAATATTATATACAAGGACTTGTTTCCAATTGCAGTAGAAGCATTAGACTTTGATATAACAAGTTCAGCAGTAGAATTTTTTATAGGAATAGCAACATTTAAATTTAGAACATTTGAAATTGAACCACTTTAATTACATGGAGATATCATGGCAGGCATACAAACGCGTCAAGTTAAGATTGACTTAAATGAACTTAGACAAAATAAATTTTTCATAGCAACACCTTGCTATGGTGGAGCTCTAACAGAGCCTTACTTTAGATCAACTATAAAACTTATGACATGGTTTAATGGTCATAAAGTTCCTCTAGCATTTGGTACAATAGCAAATGAATCATTAGTTACAAGAGCAAGAAATGTTCTGTTAGCTTATTTCTTGAATTCAGACTATACACATTTAATGTTTATTGATGCTGATATAGAATTCCAAGTAGATGATATTTTAAAACTTTGGTTACATGACAAAGATGTAGCAGTTGGTGCTTATCCAAAGAAAGGTGTAAATTGGTCTCACATAAAGGAATCAGTTATTCTTGATCCTTCTAAAAAACTTTCACCAAACCAAATTGGAGCGCTTGGATCTGATTATGCTATTAACTTTAAATTTTCTGATAGAGATAATAAACAAGTTGCTGTAGAAAATGGTTTGATTGAACTTCATGATGCTGGTACTGGATTTATGATGATTAAACGTGAAGCTATTCTAAAGTTAATCAAAGAATATCCTGAAATAAAATATAATAATGATGTACAAATGGGTGGTGTAGATCTTAAAGATAAGTTTTATGCTCTATTTGATACAATGATTGATCCAATAGACAAAAGATATCTTTCAGAAGATTATACATTCTGTCGTAGATGGCAAAAGATGGATGGAAAGATTTGGTTAGATCCATCTATATCATTGAACCATTACGGTTCATTCTGCTTCCAAGGTAATCCAGAAATGATTATTCAGTTTGATCAACCTGCTGAAGCTGTTTCAACTAAAAGTGTAACAGTTGACGGAAAGAAAGAAGAAATGGAGACTATAGATTTAGAAACTCTATAGATGAAACTAAGTGAAATACAAGATGAATGGAAAAAAGACTCCAAGATAAACAATTTAGATCTTGGCAGTGAAGCAGTTAAAGTAGCTACTCTTCATGCCAAGTATCTAACACTTTTATCGAATGTAAAACTCCAGCAACGAAAAGCTGAAAGTGATTACAATAATATGCGTAGAATCAAATACAGATATTATCGTGGTGAACTTACACAATCCGAACTTGATAAGTTAAATCTTCCACAATATATGGGTAATAAACCATTAAAGAATGAAATGGAAGAGTTCTTAACCTGTGATGAAGATTTAAATATGTTACAAGATAAAGTAGCTTATTACAAAACTTTATTGTTTACATTAGAACAAATACTAAGATCACTTAATTCAAGAACATGGGATATCAAATCAGCAATTGAATGGCAGAAATTTACTAATGGCGCATTCTAAAACTTCTAATAGTACTTCAAATGCATATGTTGTTTCTTATGTTGATTTCAATGGCAAAATGATAACTAGAACCTATGACAGACATCACAATCCAGAAAAAAAATGATGTACATATAAAAGTAAAATGTGAACCAGATATAGCTCAAGAACTACATTCGCATTTTTCTTTTGATGTTCCTGGTGCTAAGTTTACACCCATGTATAGGAATAGAGTCTGGGATGGCCAATTACATTTGTTTTCCTTGTTCACAAAAGAAATATATACAGGTCTAAAACCATACGTAAAACATTTTGCTGAAGTTAATCAATATACATATGACGATTCAGAATATGAAAAGACAGCTGATACAGTATCTATTGAGAAGTTAAAAAGTTTTATTAATGATCTTAACATTCCTCTAAAGGTTAGAGATTATCAAATAGAAGCAGTATATGAATCTATTAATGATGGTAGAAGATTATTACTATCTCCAACTGGTTCAGGCAAGTCGTTAATAATTTACATACTACTAAGATGGCATCAACAGTTTGAGAGAAAACAATTAATAGTAGTTCCAACAACTTCATTAGTAGAACAATTATATACTGACTTTCAAGATTATGCAAAAAACGATACTTGGCAGGCAAGTTATAACTGTTATAGAATATATGGAACAGTAAGTAAAACTAATGATATGCCAGTTACTATATCAACATGGCAATCTATTCACAGATTACCTAAAACTTTCTTTTCTGAATTCAAAGCTGTATATGGGGATGAATGTCATTTATTCAAAGCAAAATCATTAACAACTATAATGAATAAATGTTATACAACACCATATAGGATTGGAACAACTGGGACATTAGATGGGTCCAAAACTCATAAGTTAGTCTTAGAAGGATTGTTTGGTCAAGTATATAGAACTACAACTACTAAAAACTTAATAGAAACTAAGCAATTAGCTGATTTGAAAATATTTGGTGTAATTTTAAAGTATTCAGATGAAGTTAGAAAAGCAATTAAAAATTTTACTTATCAACAAGAAATGGATTTCATAGTACAATATGAACAAAGAAATAAATTTATTAGAAACTTAACTTTAGATCAAAAAGGAAACACATTAGTGTTATTTCAATTTGTAGAAAAACATGGTAAGATTCTAAATGATATGATACAAGAAAAGACAAAGAATAGAAAAGTATTTTTCATTTATGGTGGAACAGAAACACAACAAAGAGAGAATGCAAGAAAGATAACAGAAGGTGAAACTGATGCTATAATTATTGCTTCGTTTGGAACCTTCTCTACAGGAATAAATATTAAGAACTTACACAATATAATATTTGCTTCACCTTCTAAATCAAGAATAAGAAATCTTCAATCAATTGGTAGAGGTTTAAGAATAGGAAGTAATAAGGATAAATGTAAATTATTTGATATAGGTGATGATTTAAGTTGGAGATCGAGAAAGAACTATACTTTATTACATATGGTCGAAAGAATAAAGATTTATGCTGATGAAGATTTTGATTATGTTACAACAGAGGTTAACATATGTTAAAATTATTTAAATTAGTAACTGGAGAACAATTGATTGGAAAGATAGATACAGATTCTACCAATCTTAATCAAAGACATATTTGTATTGTTGATCCAGTAGAAATCAAAGCAATAAACATATCTAAAGGATTAGTTGTCATAGAGCAGTTTAGTATGGTTCCTTGGATGAGGATTGCTAAGACAAGCACCATGAATGTTTTATTTGATTCTGTAGTAGTTATGACTGATGTTGCAGATGATGCAGTTGAGCAATATAATAATTTCATAGATGGTGATGTTACAGATGATTTTATAGGAAGTGAAGAAATTAAAACAGAAAGTGTAGAAGAAGATTATGCAGAACAACTCCAAAGAGCTGAAACCGGAAAAACTATCCATTAGCAATCCTAAAAGTACTCATTATGTTGATAACAATAAATTTTTAGAAGAGTTAATAAAATATAAAAACAAAGTTAATGAAGCCAAAGATAATGATATTTCTAAACCTATAGTATCAAATTATCTTGGTGAATGTTTTTTAAAGATAGCAACTCATCTTTCATACAAAGCTAACTTTATTAATTATACATATCGTGACGATATGATATCTGATGGTATAGAAAATTGTTTAGTAGCAGTTGATAAATTTGATCCAGAAAAATCTAAAAATCCATTTGCATATTATACTCAAATAATTTATTTTGCTTTTGTTAGAAGAATTCAAAAAGAAAAAAAGCAACAAGCAACAAAGTATAAAATTTTAGAAAATATAGACTTAGAACAACTACTTGTCCATTCTGATGGTAACGAGGAATATGTGTCACAAGTAATTGACTTAATGAAAAGACAGATGGATACTATAGAGATCGAACGAAAAGAAATAAAAAAATGAATGTCAAATACTACTGAAAAGAAATATCATTATAGTGAAATATTTTACAGCATTCAAGGAGAAGGTCATTACACAGGAGCACCAACTGCCTGGATAAGATTCTTTCTTTGTAATCTGCAATGTAATGGCTTTGGTCAATCCGACCCAACTAATCCAGATACTTACGAACTTCCATTTTTAGACTTTGATGTAAAGTCTGTTAAGCGAGTTGAGGATTTACCTG